CTATCTCTGGAGGTCTTTCATACGGAGCGTTCTTTGGCTCTGTTGTAAGTGACTGCCCTGGAATGGGTCTTTCAAATGTCAGCATTAGTAATTCTCCAGCATTTTTTCATATAAATTTACGTAAGGCATTACTTGTTGCCTAGACTTTTTAAGTCCACCACTGTCTAACCCTGGTCCATCATGATGCAGTGCGTAAACATAGTCTTCACTATAACCTTTTTTACGTGCCATCTCAATATTGTCTGCAGTATGATCTACTACAGCTTGAACTTGCATACCTACATCCCAACGATTTTCATCAGTAAGCCCATACTTACTACCAGTTTCATTAATAAACTGACCAAGACCAGATGCACTAGAAGTTTTTGCAGCTGCATCTGGATTAAAACCAGATTCAAATCTCACGGTTGCAAGGGTTAAAGCTATTTCCCTATTGGACATACCTTCCTGACGACCAGTTGAAATAATCATTTTCATGATTTCTTCTTGTTGCTCTTTAGAGATATCTCCAGCTTTCCTTGAATTACCTTTAAAGGGTCTATCAACAATCTCAAAGTTAAAGTAAGATTGTGGTGCAGGTTGACCTTCTTGTACGCCTTGTTTACCGTAAAGTTTTTCAGTCAAAGAAAGTTTTTCAGTTGCCTCTCCAGTTACAGGATCAACCTTACCGCCAAGGCTTTCTACAAGTTCTTTTTGTGCTTGAGACTTTGCTTTAGCTGCATTGTTCTGCTCATCTATATCAGAAAAATAACCAAGCATCTTCTCTGAAAGACTTTCAGTATCTATTTCTTTGATATCTAGTGGTAATCTTCCCCCAAGACCTCTAGTAGATCTAGCTTCTCTGGCTTGAGAAAGACCTTCAATGCCACCAGATTGCAGTGCCTTAACTAGTTGCATGTAATTTGGTTGATAGTTAAAAGACATTGATTAACTTCCTTTTCCAAATAAGCCGTTTTTAAAGATATCTCCAAGGATACCTTGTGGGCTTGTACCAAACAAGAATCTCATTGCAAGGTTAGTTTTGGCAGAGTCTTCAGCTTGAGCCATTTGTGCCCTAGCAACTTCTAATTGTTTGTCACCTAAAATAATTTGCAAAGATCTATCCATAGCTGATTGATCAGCAGTAAATGCAAACGACATAATATCACGTTCACGTTGCCAGATCTCATCTAGGTTCTTAGATGTCAAAGCATTGATAGTCTTTGCGTAGTCCATGTTAGCTTCGTTCTGTGCTGCTGTGTTTAGTGTGGCGATGTTCTGCCTCCACTGAGCATTAGCTTGTGCAATAACTAGACCATTCTGAGCATTGAAAGTATCACGTTGTTGTTGCATCTGAGCATTAAACTGTCTAATAGAGTTTATAGAACTTGCATCGTATTGAGCCATAGCATTGCTTTGGGCTGCATTAAACTGTGATACTTGAGAACCAAGGTTTGCAAAGAACTGATTGGTCTGATTCTCACTGGAAGCATTAAACTGTGCTGCAGCATTTTCTGCTGCTTGATCTGTAAACAATGCTTGGATGTTTTGCTGCGCTTTAAATAGCTCTGTTTGTTGTGCATTAGATAGGTTAGCCATATCCATCTGCATAAAGTTCTGAGCATTTTGTACGGCAGATTGTTGTCTATTGTTTAGGTTAGCCATGTCTAAATTAGACAGTGCAGCAGCTTCAGCCATTACCATAGCCTGTCTATTAGACAAGTTGTTTAGGTTCATAGTATTAACTGCACGGCTATTCTCAAGAGCAATCTGTTGTTCTGCAGTAAAGTTCATATTGGCAATATCACCAATACGAGCAGAGTTAGCTACACGAGCTTGGAATGCTTGGTCAAACTCCATACCCATAAACTGAGCACGTTGTTGTGCTGCAAGCATAGCACGTTGTTGTCTGTTTGACAAGTTCTGTGCTTCAAATTGTGCGACAATATTAGCATCAGCTTGGGCAATCGGTAGTGCTGATTCCATAGTTGCTTGAATAACAGCTTGTCCTGCTAGAGACGAAGCACTAAGACCACGTGCAGCCATAGTAGCAGCTGCAGCTCTCATAGCACCTGCAGCCCATGCAGGAGTGGCACCGCCTTGGAACTGTTGCATCAGTCCCTCTAGTTGGCCTTGTACCGTAGCCTGAGCTGTTGGAGTTGCTGTAGCAGCTTGAATCTGTTCGTTAAACGTAGAAGCTACTTGTGCATCAGCAACACCAGAGATAAGTTCGCCTTGTTGAATCTGTCTAGCTGCAGGAGCATTGACCATAGTAGCCATACCCTGAGCAGCTTGCATTCCATCTATGGAGGTAGTTGTTTGCTGTTGTGCTTGTACTTGTGCATCTTGAGATACAGTACCAACCTGTGCTTGTGTAGCTGCTGTTTCAGTTTGCACTGCAGGAGCCGCTGTAGTTGCAGTCATAGTGGCTGCAGGAGTAGCTGTTGGGGTTGCAGCAGCTTGAGCTTGCCCTACTGTTTCTGCAGTTACTGTTGGTGCTGTAGGTGTAACCTGCCCAGTACCAGCTGCAATATCTTGACCTGGAGTAGGAGCAATCTGAGCTACATTAGAAGCTGTAGGCTGCATAGTATTGGCAATAAGCTCTTGTTGTTGCTTTTGGAAATCTTCTAAAGTTTGTCCACCAGATTGCCAATTCTGTTGTTGTGTACTTGGACCCATTGCCAGTGCAGCATTAATAGCTGCTTGTTCTTCAGGTGTTTTCACATCCCGTTGTGATTGACGTCCAACAGCTTGTTCATAGGTATAGTTAAAGTTTTGTTGCGAGGGAAGTACAGTTTTAACACCATCTGTTAAAGTTCCATAACCAACACCTGGCTGTTGGTTTAAGTCAACAATGGCAGAATTGTTTGGATTGCTGGTAGTTTCTTGACCAATACTTTTCATGTAATCACGATAAGCCATTCCTTGTAACGGACTAGAAAAATTATAAGTTTGATCACCTACAGTTACTGGGTCCATAACCTGAGGTGATATCTGACCTTGAGTATTTTTATAAAAATCAGAGTTTAGGAAATCTTGGTAGTTAGGAGCTTCCGAAGCACTGCCACCTATAGCAAAACCTTTTTTAGCCATACCAGACATAGCTTGTTGATACTTACCCATACGTGCAGCTGCAGCAGGATTTGAAGCTAGGAAGTTCTCTAGCTGCTCTGAAGGACCACTAAAGCCTAGAAACTTTCTTGCAAGTAGTACATCTGGCGAATTTTCTGCCATACCATTTTGTTTATTTATCATTGTTTCTACCTTTATTTATTCCCTATCTGCATCCATACAGAAGCTGCTATAAACGATAAGATTGCTACTGTTATTAATTTTACTGCCGCTGTCCAAATACTTTTCTTAGTATCTCTAAAAGACTCTAGCAAGGTACGCATTTCTACAATGTCTTTATGCGCATCTTCATCGTGTAGTCCTAGAGAGCGCAATGCTTCTCTAGCACCACGTCTAGCGGCACGATCAAGCATAGCTTCTAATTCTTCTGGTGTCAAGTTGATATCAGACATTAGGCTACTGCTCCGTAGATTGTACCACTATTGGTTAAAGATGCGATAGCTGTTCCAGAGATAGCTGCTCCACCTGCGCCACCACCGCTAGCAGCAGCACCCCAGCCACCACCACCGCCGCCAGCATTACCTTGACCATAAGCGCCAGTATTACCACCAGAGCCGCCATTACCACCTGTTGAGTTTTCTGTATTAGAGCCAGTGCCAATAGTCCCAGAACCACCTACACCTGGGAGTATACGGCCACCACCGCCACCACCTTCAGCATCGTGAGCTCCAGAACCAGTAGCAGAAAAACCACCACCGCCGCCACCAGCACCACCACCAGCAGAACCTACAATAAATCCGTTATCTCCTGCGTTACCACCAGACAGACCTATTGCGCCACCTGCACCGCCTGATGTAGTGCGTGGTGCCCAGCCGCTAGAGCCATTACCACCACCTGCGCCGCCGCCCCCGCCGCCGCCACTGCTTCGACCACCACCACCGCCTCCAGCGATGTATGCACCAGACTGATTAATAAGAGTAACACCAGAGGCTGAATTAACTAGAGCTGGTCCTCCATTGTATCCACCGCCGTCACCGCCACGTCCTATAATGTAACCATAGTTTGACAAAATAAGTTTAGAATTAAAAGCATTTGAAATAATCAAACCACCAATAGATGTATTATCTGACCACAGATATACGCCTGAATTAATAGTAACAGCTATAGGATCTGTACCGTTCCAGCCCAAGCCAGTAACGTATGAGTACAAGTTTAACTCTTTTTGACTTGAGGTAATAGTAACACTGAACTGCTTCACTGTACCATAGAAGTTACCTACAGAAATAGCACCACTTGTAGGTACACTTGTGTTATTACTTGTTGTGTAAGCGCCGTTACGATAGTATTCAGATAAGCTGATAGGATTGCTACCACCAAACTCTGATTGAATATTAGCTAAAGATATAGCGCCTGATGATTGTAAAGCCATTATACAGTTCCGTAAGCTGTAACGTTCCCTACTACAGTTAGATTACCTGATGCATCTAACTTCATTTTATTTGTACCGCCCGTGGCAAAGTAAAGTACACCAGAGCTTTCTGTAATAGTCCAGTCACCTAGATCAACAGTAGTTGCGTTAAGGGTGCTCGCTGAGAATGCTTGAGAAGCCGAACCTGCTAGTTCTGCTTTAGTATCAATCTCTACCTGTAGACCATCAATG